GGTTTCCGCAAGATGATCACGCTGCCGCCGACTTCGGTTGGCACGACCATTGCAGAGGTTGGCGCAGGGACAATCACCCTCTCGCAGCTCGCCGCGGCGATTAACAATATCCTCCAGGGCACCGGCACGACCACCACGGGTAGTGCGCAGTCCGCGAACTTGGTCGTGGGTCCAGGGCTCTCAGGCGGCGGCGTGCTCGTCGGCAACGTGCCGCTGCGCCTCACCGCGCCCGTCCCTTGGGGGATCATGGAGGATGGCGCAGACGGCGACATGGGGCCGCCCGGGATCGCCGGCGCTACCGGCCCCCAAGGGCCACAAGGGCCTGCGGGTAGTGGCGGCAGCGGCGGCGGTACGGCTATATGGGTCCCAGAGGACACGTCATATGACGATTTCTTAATCCCCGGGCCGGCGGGCGCTGTAGGCGCTACCGGCGCTACCGGCGCCACGGGGCCGCAAGGCCCCGCAGGAACCGGCACGGGTAGCGGCGGCTCGGGTACCGTCATGTTCATGGTGCACGAGGACCCTCCCTACGAGGAGGTGCCACTCGGCTTCGCACCGCCCAATGTCATTGGGCAGTTTCTGAACGTCATAGGCACGTTCTCCATTATGGCGGTCGGAGGAGCCACGGCCAGCTACCCTGCGGGCTTCGCACTGAGCGCCCCTGTGGCCGGCGGGTCGATCACCCCGATCCTGTCTATGGGTGGAGGCGGCCAATCGACCATCCAAGCGGCGAGCGCCAACCAGCTCGTAATTACGCAGGGAGCCGGGGCGACGATCACCTCGATCCAGATGCAAAGCGGGTCGATGTCGTTCACGGTGGGCGACGCCGTGCGCATGCTGATCGATACAACTACCCCGCTCATCACGATGAACGCGATAGCTGGCAACAACACATTGCAGGTTAATGGCGCCTCGGGCAACTCGGCCATTATCATAAGTGGTTCTGGCATGCAGATTGGTACAGGCACTGCGTTGCCAGGCGGCGAGAAGGGCGCGGGCGCGATGAACGTCGGTGGCAACTACTTCATCAACGGCGTCCCGATCCAGAATGCATTGGGCATCAACGCCCACATGGTGGCGGAGGACCCGTACTGGGAAGAGGAGATTTTCAAGGGGCCGGTGACCCCGCCGCAGCTTACCGGGACGTTCGTGGGCACGCTGATCGGGGTCAATGCGGCCGCCACGGCAAATATTACGTACAACGTAAGCGGGGGCATCATAACGCTTAGGGTCGGGAATTTAAGCGGGACTTGCAGTACCCCGTCAAACGTCGCCGTTACGGGTTTGCCTAACTTCCTTCAACCTGCGGCGACTCAACTAGTCTCCTGCATCGTTGAAAACAGCGGTAACTTCGCTTTCGGCGCCGCGCAGCTAACCCCCGGATCAGGGACGATAATCCTGTACGTGGCGGGCGCAGGCTTGATTCCCGGTAATGGGCAATGGACGACGGCAACTACCGTGGGGCTTCTTGACTGGTCAATTGCGTATCCTTTGAACTAGTGTGTATAATTTGTCAATAGGAGATTTTTGTGCAGAACAAGATTCTAAACTTCGAGCCGGCAGTGCTCGCCACCAGTTCGCTCGCGTCGGTGAACGCGGGCGGCAATCTGATGAACTGCTCGATCACGACGCTCGCCGTAGGCGGCATCGGGTTCACCGGCACGCAGCCGTACATCATCCTGAAGCACCTCCGCCTTCAGAACCAGCTTACGACCACTTCGGTCAACGCGACTCTGTACAAGGGCGGGACCCTGGGCAGCGTCTCCGGCACGGAGTTTGCATTCTCGAGCGTCTCGATCCCGGCGCAGTCGTACGTCGATTGGTACGGTCAACACCGCTTCGATTCGGGCGATTACCTCACCGGGTACTGCAACCTGAATAGCTCGACGATCATCAACATTGACGGGGAGATCGGGATCTCATGAGCAAGATATACGTTACGGAGTATCCCGGCCTCGCGGGCGCGTCGAACGGCGACGGGGGCGCGGTGGCAATCCTCGCGGTCCCGCCGACAATCTCGTACACGGTCATCGTCTCCGCGGCCGTCAGCGGCGCGGCGCAGCCGTTCGCGCAGTCGACCCGGTTCGTCGAGATTAGTTGCGACACCACTTGCTCGGTCGCGTTCGGGTTGTTCCCGGGAGTCATCGGTACAGGTACGGCGCTTCTCACGGACTGCCGCCTGCAGGCCAATGACCGGATTATTCGCGCGGTACCGCCGAACCCGGTGAACACCGCCCCCGTAGGTGGCCGGGTCATAAACAACAACGGCTACGCTGTATTCACCACTGCGAACGTGTGATATGGACGTTCGCGACTGGTTCATCTTGTTGCACGTAGGCGGAGCGCTTTGGGCCCTTATCGCGCTCGCGTTCAAGCATCCTGACCCGGTCGTAGTCGGCGCCGTCTGCACAGCAGTACCTGCAATCCTCGGCTGCTATCACTGGTTCGTCTTGAAGGACACCAAGGAGCAGGACGCATGCCCGCGCTCCTAGCTCTGATCCCGACGAAAGATTGGCTCTGGGCCGGAGCCGTGGTGCTGCTGATCGTCTTCGGCCTTCACGAACACCATAAGATTCTCGCCGAGGGCATCGCCGAGCAGAAAGCCGCGGACGCGCAAGCCGCAGTTATACTCGAAAAGCAAACTGCGGATAAGACCGCTGAACTACAAGCCAGAGCCACCATGGCGGAGCAAGCCTATGACAAAGAAGTTAACTCTCTCAGCAGCGTTCCTGTCCCTGTTGTGCGGCTGTGCGTCTACCCACACAGTAGCGGTCCCGTCGTGTCCCAAGCCGGCGGCGCTCAGTCCGGAGCTCAAGGCGCCAGCGCCACCGCCGGGAATATTCAGTCAGTGCCTTCAGGAAATTCTGGCAGTGGGAGCGGGGCAGCAGGCCGCGATATCGGCCCCTTGCTTGGCGCTCTTGCAAGGGCCGCCGACCGCAGCGATGCGGCGCTGAGGGAGTACCAATCGCGATGAGCACCTACCCGCAGTACCAAGTCCTCGAAGGGCAACTGGCTACAGCCAATCTCGGGGATGCGCCGAACTTCTACATGGTGGGGTATCCATGGATCACCAGCGAGGCAGCGCAAGCTGCGGCGCAGGCCGACTACAACGCACTGATCGCGGTACGTAGTGGCGTCATCACGCAAGCCCAATTGAACGGTCCGATCACCTCGGGCGCTGTGGTAGCAATTTTAGGAACGCCCTACGGGCCGAGTTGATTATGAACAAGCACGAAGTTATGGGAGTAGGCGCAATCAGTACGGGAGGGCTTGCAGCATTGGGCCATTTCGCTGACATGGTTCAGCCGATTCTCGCTGACATATCTTACCTGGCGGCTATTATCGTAGGCGTCTGGACCATCTACCACAAGATCCGCAACAGATGAACCTAGGTCCCGCCGGCACCGCGCTGATACAGAGTTTCGAGTCCTGCAAGCTCGAGGCGTATCAGGACGGCAACGGCATCTGGACAATCGGCTGGGGCCATGTGGCCGGCGTTCAGCCGGGCGATACCTGCACTCAGGCGCAGGCCGATACCTGGTTCTTCCAAGACACGCATGCAGCCTGCAACACGGTCATGCGACTGGTGGACGTAGCTGTCAACCAAAACCAGTTTGACGCGTTGGTGAGCCTCTGCTTCAACATCGGTGGCGGCCACTTCTGTTCCTCGACGCTCTTGAAAGTGCTCAACGCCGGGAACTTTATGGCGGCAGCCGATCAGTTCTTGGTGTGGGACATCGTCGGGGGACAGCAGTCCCCAGGGCTCGCCAGGCGGCGCGCTGCGGAGCGCGCGTTGTTCGTCACTCCGGCCTAATACTCGTCGTCATCGCCGCCCGAGCCCTCCCGAGACTCCTCGGGATCGTACTCGTACCAGTCGGCGTCGGGAGCGCAAGTTGTAGGCGGCATGGGTAAAGCCTACCCCTTGGTGCGCCGCACAGGGGGTCGACTTTACGGAACGAAGATCCCTCTGCTGACCTCACCGTGGACAGCGCTGTAAGTCATTGATGTAGCTTGCCGCTTGCTCAGCCAGCCACCACGAGCCGCGTAGGCATCCGGCGCCGCAAGGGTGGGGTGCTGGATGATTTTGCAGCCTGAGCGTTCCTCTTCCTTGACGTGATGCTTATGCCCGGTGTGGATGTAGACGAAAGGACACCGTCCCCAAGCCTCGCGAAACTGCGCGGAGAAGAGCTCGCCCAGGCTAGTCAACTTCGCCAAATGTCCGTGGTAGAATCCGAGCATCGTTTTGCCGTGCTCGTGGATGGTGTACGGGTTCGGGGACATGTCCACGATGACCCGCGGATTCTTCGCGTAAAGCTGCGAGAACAAGACCCGGAGCCACACGCTGCCCGCCGGATCATGGTTCCCTTCTTTCATTTCCACGATCACCGTCTGGTGCTTCGTGAGAGCGTGCTCGATCACCCGGCGCAGAATCCGCACCGCAGTCTCCACCATCTTCTGGTAGCGGCTGTCGGCGTCGAGGATGTGGTGGTGCGTCGGGGTCATGGGCGCCAGGCCGTCAAAGTGCAGGAAGTCACCCAGTTGGTTCACAACCCCCACAGCACTCGGGGGTGCCGCATCGATCATGCGTACGAGCGTCCCGGCGAGACACTTCTCCGCAATCGTCAGGTCCCAGTCGGCTCCTGTCTCCTTGTCCCACGCCAGCATGCCCACATGGCAGTCCGTCAGGGTGTAGAGGGTCGCTAGGTCGGCTTCGCTCGTCTTCGGGGTTTTGATAGGCGCGATAGGTTTGAGCTCCTCGCAGAGCCCTTTGAGCACCGACCGCTGCATCTCGAAGAGTTGTTCGATGTCCCGATCGTTCTTGACCCATTGGAGTTTTACCTTTCCGTCGTCGCCGTAGAGGGTGGAAGTGCCCTTGAGCGCCTGCCCAGGGCCGGCAGCCGCCGTATCGCCTGAGATGAGTGCCTGGGCCTTGGGCTGGTAGCCCTTAGCAATCGCGCGATCGTAGCGCGATTTGATAGTCGTCCACCCGGTAGCAGTCGCACGAGCTGCCGCGGCATAGGAGCCGTGGGTGGCTACCAGATCGACTACCCCCTGCATGTCATCAGGGGTAAGCAGTATGCCGCCTGAGCGTGGCTTCAGAAGGCATCGCCCAGTGGGGCGTCCTTGCTCTTTGGCGCCTTCTCAGGCAGTTTCTTGCCGGCCGGTGTCGCGGCGATGAATTCCTCGCCTACGGACTTAGGAATGCCGAGGGTGCTCTTGCCCTCTTTCGCGGCATACATCGCGCGGCGCTGGGCCTCCGAGACTACGGGCATGGTATCCACCTCTTCGACTGTCGTGCGTAGATCTCTTCGAGCTGCTTGGCCAAGTCCTTGCGAATCTCTTCCTCGAGCCGCATCTTGGACCAGTCGATGGGCCCTGGGGACTGATCGCGCCAGACCTTAGTTTTGGCCACTGGCGTCCTTAGCGGCTTGCTCATCGGGGCGCAGCTCTCGGGCGGGGGTGCCACGGATGAGGCGCTTGGGCTTTTCCGCAACGACCACCCACGGATAGCGAGTGACGAGCTCCGGAGTGGGAACAAGCGCCGGGAAGCGTTCATGGCAATCCTCGATCAGATACACGCCCTTGGTCTTGGGCCACATCTCAGCGAAAGTCGCCTGTTGATGCGCCACTTGGTGCGAGCCATCGTCGATCACGATATCAAAACTGCCAAGTGATCGCAGGAAGGTCACGTCGGTCTGATCGCCGACATGGATCTCGAGGCCCGGCGCCTGGAAGTAGCATTCCGGCCGGATGTCGATTCCGACGATCGAGGCGCCCGTGCCGAAGTACGCTTGCCAGAGTTCGAGCGAACCGCCGTGGTCTACGCCGATCTCTAGCACCCGCGGCGCCCGGCCCTGGTAGCGCGCTAGATGACGGTCGTAGATCGCAAAGTAGTGCTGCCACTTATCGACTTGCCGCCCCTGGTGGTGCGCAAAGCAAACCTCGTAATTGATCAAAACGACTGCCCCAAGCCGGGCGACTGGTTGCCCAACCCGCCGGGCGGCTGCGGGTTGCCCAACGGCCCCTGCGGCGCTACGGGCGGCCCGTTGCCGTTGATCTGCTGGTCCAGATACGGGCCGCGCTGGGTGAGGCTCCGCGGCGCGAACGAGCTCTGCAGCGCCCGCATGAGGGCCACGATGGCGCCCGAGAAGGAGGGATCGGTACCGGCCGAATGAACGGTCTGCGGTACGGTGTTGGTCGGATCAGCCATGGTCGCTACTCACCCGTTGCTTTTGGAGACCGGTCAAGTCTACCGCGCTGCGGGCTTCTATCGCAACTTGCAGGGCCGCAAGCGCGCGCCAAGCGGCTTTGGCGAGGTGGTACGTGCCGTCTGAATCCATCACGTTGCCGGCCGCGTGGTCCAGCATGTGGCGCATGATCTTGTTGGCATGGTCGGTCGACACATCGCGGGCGAAGTGCAGCTTGCCAGGTAGCCCGTGCTGCTTCTGGCCCAGCACGGAGACCTTGGCGATCTCCGCCCAGGCGTCGGGGAAGTATGCGATGCAGCCGTCCCAGACGGGCAGGGCGTTCCGCGCGTCGCGGTCATCGGGTAGTGGCATTGGAGTTTCCGAAACGCAAACCGTTGAAATAACGCCGTAGGACGTAGCTGCGCACGAGGGAGATGATGGTGAAAATTATGCCGCCCAGGAAGGCTGTGCGAGCGCCCATGTGCAGGCCGAAGATCGGCCATATTAGCAAATTCGCTATAAAGTTGATCGCGAAGCCGACCGCGATGTTGGCCGAAGCCTCGACGAATGATCCGAGTCTAGTTTGCACGGCGCTTCATCGCCTCTAATAAAGCGTCTTGGACACTGCGCTTGTTGACGTGACATTCCACAACGTCCTCGTCGATTGTGTCTGAGGCGATGATGTCGTATACCCACACCGGGCGGTCAAAGCCCGACTGCAATTGCCGCATAGGCCCCACCCTTTCGAGCATTTGCATACGCTCTCCGAGGTTCCAGTCATGCCCAAAGCGGACGAGGATGTTAGTGATTCGTTGCAGCCCATCGATTCCGTGGCCCATCGATTTAGGATGCGCGAGGCCAATCGGCGCATTGCCTGATCGGAAAGCCCGCATTCCGTCATCCGTGCTAAGTTCGACAGCCTTCGGAAAAGCACGCTTGATTCGCGCGCAGTCGGATTTAAACGAGTACGCGACAAGAAGCGGTACGCCTCCAGACTCAGCCATAATCGATTCAAGAGCGGCGATCTTTTCATCGTGTACCGGAGCCCAGTTGGGATATTCAGTATAGACAGCACCATTTGATAATTGCAAGCACTTGTTAGTCAGGGCCGCGGCGTTGAAGACCTCCACGCTCTCGCCCGTTTCGAGCTTCGCGAATAGCTCTTTCTCAAGCTCCTTGTAGATCTTGCGCGCGGCCGGCGGCAGTTTGACTTTGATCCGCGTTACGATCGGTTCAGCCAGATCGAAGTAATCCTTCGGATCCACCGTGATGCAAATATCCGATAGCGCCGCGTGGATTTCCTTGTCGGAGTGCGGCATTGGTTCCATGCCGTAGCCGTTCCACGATTGGCGAAACCAACGGTCACAGAAAGCGCTGTATGTACGGCCCAAGCGCTTGCCGCGATCTAAGTACCAAGTTTGCCCCCAAAGATCTTTCAAGCCATTTGGCGAAGGCGTACCCGTGAGGTTAACCCATCGATCGGTGAGGTTGTGGGCGATTCGGCCTAGGGATCGCGCGCGTTGGCCGCCATTGTTCAATCGAAATGATTTGAGCCGATCGCTCTCGTCGGCGATGACGTGGCGAAAGGGCCAGCGCTCTTGGTACTGCTCAACCAGCCACGGGGCTAGCTCGTACGAGACCGTGTAGATGTCCGCATTGGTTTTGAGCTTATCTTGGCGCTCTTTCGGTGTGCCGGTAATTGGCATGATGCGGAGGTCTTTGAACTGATCCCATAGGCTGAGGTCCTCGGGCCAGGTGTCACGAGATACCCGCATCGGGCCGAGCACAAGCCACGGCTCAGATTGCACTTCCCCGCACAGTTTAAGTAGAGCAATTAGGTACTCCATCGCTGAGGTTTTGCCAGAGCCCATGCCGGCCCAGATCGCACAGCGCTTGTTGGCGCGGGCGAACTCTATCATCGGCTTTTGGATCGGTCTAAGGACTAAGGGTTTCAAGAAACTTGTTCACTTGCTCGGGGGTCCATAGCACTTCGACACGAAAGCCCAAGAGTCGCAACGCTATGTGGCATCGGTTCTGCCAAGGTTTTACTTTGCCGGTAGGCGCTTTCATTTCGACGAATACAATTCGTCCTCCTGGCATAAGTACGATGCGATCAGGGACCCCGCGTCGTCCAGGTGATACCAGCTTAAGACAACTCCCGCCGGCCTCTTCGACTCCAATTCGGAGTAGATCTTCGAGACTACTTTCGAGCATGCGTCACTTGCGGTACCTTTTTGCAGTAAAGCCTTTTGCAGCAAGCGGAAGTCCATCTGCCCATAGCGACGATTCCACAAGGAGGCTTGATAGCCTATGATCGTCGTATTGCGCTTCATCAGGCGGCTCCGTTAGGGCTTCGTCGTGGACACTAAGGATCGGATTGTACCCGGCGGTATCGGCGGCCAACAATCCGTCCATTATGATGTCGGCACTGCCCCCCTGTACGATGTTTTCTGCGCGTTTACCTGAATAAGTAGACAACCGCTTCCACTGTTTTGTGTATGGGTCAATCCCCATAAATGAACTTGTCCAATCGTCGCCACGAGGAGCAGGATAATTAAGGTAACGGCCGCTAGGCAGTTTGAGTCGGAGCCAATTGCCCACTCTATCCACCGAAATATGGTTTCCAACTTTGTACTCCTTATTGGGTACTTTCGTCGCCATCTTGCAAGCCTGGTCTAGTTCCTCCCAAAACGCACAGATAGCTGTGTGGGCAGCGCGCCACATCAAGACTAACGCGTGGCAGACCGTCCACGTCCTCTCATCAAGTCCGTAACACCGCTTACGCTTGACAGCTCGCGCCCAAGCTGTGCGTGCTTGAGCCTTGACCACCGCTGGTATGGCTGTCCCCGCAGACGTAGCAAGAATCTCGAGCCGAAGTCCGTAGGTATCTGCCATAGCGCAGAACGCCCCGACTCCGCCGTAATATTGCAGCGCCAGTTCCATGACCTTGCCGATCTGCCGGCGGGGATCGTCGTCTCCGATCGAACTCGGATCAACGTCGAAAGCGCGAGCGTATGCCAACTTGTACAGATCCGGGCCTTCTTTGCGGTCATATGCTGCGAACGCCTCTAGTTTCCATGTTTCGCCTGCGATCCACGCCATGAACCGCCCTTCGATATTTGCCAAGTCGGACACGACCAACTTTCGGCCGGGCTCTGCAACGATGAGTCCGCGTAGCGCGCTGGAGGCGAGCCCGAGAACGTCATCTGGAGCGTATTGCTCGATCGTTCCATCGCTGAATCGCTTGATGGCGTGCTCGATGTCCCAGTACTCGTGCTTGGGTCTGGGGAGATTTTGCGGCTGCAGAGTACGACCAGCCCAACGGCCAGTCCGAGTAGCACCGCAGAACACCAGCAAATTGCGTAGACGACCGCCAACATGCTGATTGAGAGCTCGCTGGTACTTGGCAGTGGAAGCTTTGCTGGCTTGCTGGCGTACACGTAGGAGCTCCTTGATGTGTTCAGGTAGCGACTCATCTTCGAGCCTACGCTCGACGGTGTCGGCTTTCAAGTCTGGTAGCGATACGCCATAGGACTCGCAATACGCGCGAAGCTTCGCGACTTGGGTGGCAGCCCCAACGTCACCGTCGGACAAGTCAACTGCCTTGGCCGCGAGCCGTTTCTTGGCGGCCTTAGTCGCAATCACGGCGCCTTCGGCGAGCTTTAAGTCTACGGCCACGCCCCTGGCGTTCATGCGCTGGTCTAGATGCCAGATCGCCCACATACGTGGGGTTGCGTTCCACTTGGGACATAGGCGCCACACAGCACGCATAGCTGTAACGTCCGATGCTCCGTAAACACGAAACTCCAGCCATTCGTTCGGAAGTGAATGGCGGTCGTTGTAGGTCCCGTCTTTTTTGGGGATGCAGAACAGTTGGATGAGTTCTCTGCCACGTTTGTCCTTTGCCTCTTCGCGAGGGATTTTGAATATCTCGCAGAGTTTATCGAGGCCGCCGGGCAGCCCGTGCATACGGGCGAGCGCCATGGTGCAGCGCCATTTGGCTTGTGGCGCTAGCCTTGGCAGAATAGTGGTTTCAAACTCTGCGCCGTGCGCCCATATCTCATCCGCTTGTTCCGCCTCGAGTAGCAGCTGCCCCGGCACATATCCATGACAGTCTTCAACAGTCACCGGCCCATCATCGATAGCCCACTGGCACATGATGACCTCTGCGTCAGTCGCATACTTCGCAATGCCGTGCTTGATCGGCACCCCACTCCGAGTTTCGATGTCAAGCCAGAGGCGACTGATCGTTGTCATTCGGATACTCCCAGCGCGTCGCGGGCGAGCTCATACACGCCGGCATCCGTATTTGAATCGCTGCCGAGGGTCATTATCTGGCGAAGAGCAACTTCTAGCGCTGCACATCGCTTTACGAGTGCCTCGGCATCATCG